TGATCTACGCGCCCGTTAACTTCTCATGGGCTGACATGGTCATCACGGAGTGCGCCGCCTTCCCGAAGGCCAAGCACGATGACTTGGTTGACACTGTAACTCAGGCGCTGAAGTTCCTGCGCACGACCGGGATGTTAACGCGCGGCGCTGAAAGAACTGCTGACCTTGCCGATAGTGTTGCATTCAGAGGTAATTCAGGGGATAAACCTTTGTATCCAGTGTAAGGATACTGCACATGATCCGCGTCCAAGCCTTTATTACTGACTGCACTGGCAGCGAATACACGGTCGAAGCTTTGGCGGAAGGCGTTGATACGCCATTTATATTTAAGATCGACGCAAAATCTGATAATGAAGCGGCTATGGAAGCGATCCGCCGCGTGGAGGCTCTTGAGGGCCTCTTGAGCAATGACAAGAGGGCTAATTGATGCCAGTTCCCGGTCTAAACCCGAATATCCGCCTGATCCCTGACGCCGAAGAGGAGAGCAACCTAGATGATCTTGTCATTGTTAACGCGGATGAGGGCAGTTCAGACACAGAGTTGGACGAAGCAGGGAACGTCATGCGTATCCAACACGCGAACGGAGACATCACCGTCAGTATTGACGGAGGTCCAGTCTCCTCCGCAGGAGACGATGATGACGAACCAGACGGTTGGTACGACAACCTAGCTGAAGAAATTGAAGACCTTGAGCTTTCGCGCATCGCTGATGAACTGTTGCGCGGCATTGAGGCGGACATCAGCACAAGGTCAGACTGGATCGAAGACCGCGCTCAGGGCCTGAAGCTTCTGGGCTTGAAGATTGAGCTTCCCGGTGTGCAGGGTTCAAGTGATGGCGCACCCGTCGAAGGTATGAGCAAAGTTCGCCACCCGCTGTTGCTTGAGGCTGTATTGCGTTTTCAGGCAAACGCGCGCTCTGAGCTTCTGCCGACTGATGGCCCTGTGAAGATCAGGGATGACAGCAACAACTCTGGCGCGGAGCTTGATAAGCTGGCAGGCGCGCTTGAGAAGGACATGAACCACTACCTGACGGTCACGGCTACGGAGTATTACCCGGACACCGACCGCATGCTGTTCATGGTGGGCTTTGGCGGCGATGGCTTCAAGAAGGTTTACTTCTGCCCGCTGCGCAACCGCCCGGTGTCTGAGAGCATTGACGCTGAAGACTTGATCGTTAACAACTCCGCCACCGATCTTGATAGCGCCAAGCGCATCACGCACCGCATCATGATGAAGCCGTCCGTTGTGAAGCGGATGCAGATCATTGGCTCCTATCGTGACATCCCCCTGTCTGAGCCTAGCGCGCCGTCCCTGAACGCCGCTCAGGAAGAGCGCAACGCACAGCAGGGCGTATCCAACACGGTCATGAACCATGAGGATCGCGACCGCGAGATTTACGAATGTTACTGCGAACTGGACATCAAGGGCTTTGAGCATCAGTGGAAGAAGAAGGCTTCCGGCCTTGAGGTTCCCTACCGCGTCACAATTGATGTAAGCAGCCGCCAGATTCTCAGCATCGTGCGCAACTACGAAGAGGGAGATGAGCTTCCCACCGCGCGCAAGGTTTTTGTTAAGTATCCATTTGTTCCGGGGCTTGGCTTCTATGACATTGGACTTCTGCACATTCTGGGCAACACAACCAATGCGGTTACGGCTGCTTGGCGTGAGCTTCTTGATGCTGGTATGTTCGCTGCCTTCCCCGGCTTCTTGATGGCCGATCAGGGCGCGCGTCAGAACACCAACATCTTCCGCGTACCTCCGGGCGGCTCTGCCACTGTGAAGACCAATGGCATGAAGATCAGCGATGCGATCATGCCGCTTCCGTACAAGGAGCCTTCACCGGCCCTCATGACGCTGGCGCAGAACATCGCTGAGTACGGTCAGCGCGTTGGCGGCACATCTGAGCTTGCCGTTGGCGAAGGCCGTCAGGACGCCCCTGTAGGCACCACACTGGCGATCATTGATCAGGCCACCAAGGTGCTTAACAGCGTCCACAAGCGCCTGCATGCGGCTCAGGCGGAAGAGTTCCAGCTTCTCAAGAAGTGCTTCAGCGACAATCCTGAGAGCTTCTGGCAGCGCAACAAATCCCCGGCCTACCCGTGGGATGAGGAAACCTTCCGTCAGGCGCTGGATAACTACTACCTGATCCCGCAGGCTGACCCGAACACAGCCAGCCACACACAGCGCATGATGAAGACGATGGCGCTGATCCAGTTGGCCCAGACTGCGCCGGATATGTATGACCTGAAGGCGGTTAACAGGCAGGCCCTGCGCACGATTGGCTACAACCCGGATGAGTTCGTCAAGAAGGACAGCGGTGAGATGTCGCCGCAGGCTATGGCGTCCGCAATTGGCTTGGAAGCGACCAAGACCAAGATGGCGAACGAAACCATGAAGACCCAGTCTGATGCCGCCCTAAAGGCCGCACAGGCCCAGAAGACGATGTCTGAGATCGGCGCTGCCAAGGAAGGCGTCAATCCGGCTGACATGATCAACGCTCAGGCGGCGATGATGAGCGCCCAAAATGACCGCGATGACATGGCGCTGAAGGCCAAGCAGCTTGAGGTCGATCACAAGGACATCGTGATGGACGGCCAGAACCGTTCAGCAGAGCGCGACAGCCGTGAGAAGCTTGCGATGGTCAACTTGCAGCGTGACGCCATGAAGATGGATCACGACAAGGCCATGACCGCCGCTGATATGCAAAAGATGTCAATGCAGGCGGCGTTGAAGCCGCAGCCTGCCCCGAAGGCTCCGGGGAAGAAGCCGAAGCCGGGTTTGATTGGGTGAGTAAATGGCGGGCAAGAAAGACATTGTCGAACAGGCGCTGAAGCTGATTGCTGGGGGAGGCGCTGAGAGTACAGCAACTGCCGCCGCCCGCGCTGCTGAGAACGCCGCACTTCTGAAGGATGCCCGCCGCCTTGGCTTTGACACCAATGATGTTGGTGCGCTGAAGGAGACAAAGGCTCTCACTGACTTCCATAGTAAATTCATGGGCGATGTTCGCACGCGCGCTCAAGAGCTTGCAGAAGTGCGCAGGCAGCTTCAGGAACAGGGTGCGTTCCCTATGGAAGTTGGCACGCGCTTCACAACCGCTCATGCCCGCGAGAACGGCTTAGGCCCGCACACTGTAACTGGCTATTACGTTAACCCCAAAGACCCGCACAACAGCTACGGGTACAGGGTCCGCCAAGACCTTGGTAGCGGTGACTGGCAAGAGTACGATATGATGATACGCGACCCCAAGCTTGAGGAGCGTCACGGTCCTGAGAAATGGAAAGAGCTTCAGCAGGGCTGGGTTCCCATGACCGGGCCGCGCGTGGTCAAGGAAGACGGCGGTGAGGTCCGCGAGGGTTATGCTGGCAAGGGCCGCGTAGCCAAAGGCATCGCTGATGAAGTCGTTGATTTGGCAAAGCGCATTCTGGGCGGTGAGCCTGAAGTCCGCAAGGTAACAGGCGCAGAGCTTCTGAAGAAGACTGAGGGCCTGACTGAAGACCCGTTTGGCTATTCCAAGTTTGCAAAGCCTCTCAGCGAAATGGAATACACGGTCAAGATGCTCCCGCGTGAGGAGTACAAGTCACTTGACCCGTATGATCTGGTTAAGCAGAACGCCACGATTGTCGGCCACATCAGCGACCGCACGGCTGCTGGGCGTGAAGTCAGCAACATTGGCGGCGTTGACCTTACTGAACCCCTGAAGCAACGTGGCGGTGCGGACTACCAGCGCACAACTCCTTATGCGTGGGCCAACAGGCCGGGTGCGGGCAAGACCCTTAACAAGAAGCTCAATGAGGCCGCCAAGGACGGTGACCCTGTATACACAACGCCTGTCTTCATGGGCGCATCGTCCGCCAACAGTTCGCACATGGTCGGCGCTCCCCTGATCCGCATGATACCCAATCTGCCGATCTCCAAGGGCGACAAGCTGGCGTTTGACGCCATGATGAGTGAGCGGTTCCCCGGATGGCCGGGTATCGACAACACTGAGGCCGCTGAGAAGTTCATGTACAGCGGCAATGTTCCGGGTTCCGCCATCAGCCGCTTTATTGACTACGCAAGTGCCAAGAAGTGGAAGGGCGCTGGCTTCCCAGACACTTCCGAAATCATGTTCTCCGCGATGGACCCGCGCCTTGTCGGCGTGCCGCAGGGTTCCACAGGTATGGGGTTCAAAGAGTTTGATCCGGGCAAGGAAATCATCATCAAGGGGCCGGAATCGCACCCTGACTATCCTGCATCCATCCCCGGCAAGGAGTATGCTGGCGGGTTCAAGTATCAGGTGCCTCAGAGCATAATGATGTCTGACTGGTGGAAGAGCCTGAACCCTGAGCTTCGCCTGCCCAAGAACGCCACGAAGGCGCAGCACACGCTGATGACGCAAATCCCAACCCAGAAGGCTACACCTGAGTGGGCGGATCGCATCCTTGAGCATTGGGAGAGAAGCCCGAAGCCTTGGGGATATGCAGATGGAGGCGAGGTCGATGAAGATGTCACTGACGCCCTGCGCATCGCCAAGGATGTAGGCGGCGCTACAACCCCGCAAGTGTTCATGACTGACGCTAATGGCGTCCAGTACGATGCGACCGGCAAGATCGTGCCGCCCGTGGAAGGCTCTGGCAAGAGCAACAGCGCGGCTCAGGCGGTTCCTGCAACGCCTACACCGCAGGAAGTCGGACGCCGTGCAGCCGAAGACCCGGCCACGTTTGACGCTATGATGGAGCGTTACGCCGTCCCTGACCGCGATATCGTTGACTATGAAGCCCTGAAAGAACAGGTCAGTCAGCAGCCGCAGCCGGTACAGCAGATGACCCATGTCGGCGCTCCTCCCATGCGCGACATCAAGGTGGACATGCCGCTGTTTGGCGGTGAGTACAATGTGGGGCAGGCTCCGTACAACATCGCCAACCCAATGTCTGGCGTGGCGCAGACCGCCTACGACTTGAAGACGGTTCCGCTGTACTTCACCCCAATGACTGCGCCTATCGGTGCTGGCATGGATGTGGCGGAAGGCATTGCCACTGGTGACCCGCTGACGGCCAGCCTTGCGATTGGCTTTGGCCCCGGTGGGAAGATGGCGAAGGCGGCGGGTATCGGTGCCGCTAACTACTTCATTGACCCGTCTGAGGCGGAAGCAGGCCCCGCGCGTTGGTTCTCCAAGGCTATGGAGGTTGCCAGTGCGTTGCCTATGGAGAAGATGACCGGCCAGCAGGCTCTCGCCATGCTGCGCAAGGGTACATCGCCGGAAGAGCTTCGCTGGACTGGTGCAGAGAACTTCCTGTCCAGCCGCCCGCAAGTTTCCAAGAGTGAGTTGGTGGATTACCTGAACAACAATCGCGTCAAATTAAATCAAGTCACACTTGGCGGAAGCGGTAGGCCGACAAGACTTCAGGATGTTTCTACCAGCCAAATCCCCGAAGAAATCCTGTCCAAGTACAGGAAGGGCGTAAACGATGCCATTGAGCTAAAGGTAAAGTACCTAGCTGAAGCCAAAAGCCTTCTTGCCCCGGACAATACGGTTCCTTACGGCAATTACGCCGAATACAAGAGCTTAATGGGTAAGGCCACTCAGGCCGGAGAAGTTGTAGACCAGCTTGGGGCGCAGATGCGTCAGGAGTACGTTGACAGCATTGGCGGCCTTGGACGCGCT